GTCCATCCTGTTACAGTTCCAAAACTACCTAATGTTGAAACTGATTGATTATCTGCCTTTAAATACGCTATCCCTGTTGCTCTTAATAATATTCTATCATAAACATTTCCTGCTGCTGTACCTCCTGTTCTTACACCCATTACATTAGCTTCAAAACCTGTGAATGATGTTGAAGAAGAATCAGAATCTCTAGCAATTGTTGTTATACCGCTAATTCCATTAACAAATAGATTTGTTGGTGCTTCATTAGTAGTAGTGCCTGATAAATGCACAATAGAGCTTTGACTTTTACCAGCAATATTACCGCCACCACCCATTACCACTTCTCCGTCTCTTTGAGCTAAACCACGAGAACCTAAAACAGTAGCATTGTTTACGCCACCTCCTATTTCATTTAATATGCCTATTTGATTATTATCGCCAACTACTATGTTGTTTCTTGACAAGCCCCTAACGCTATTAGATTCGCCTATTATGTAAGTATTGTTTACTCCTTTTTCAGTTGTGTTATTAGCACCTCTAACAAAATTATTTTCATCAATTAAAGATTGACCTAAGTTTCGGCTAAAATTGTATGCCTTGCACATTCCAGATGCTTTGTCATATTTATATCCGTATGCCTCACACGCTGCTTGGTTAGGTTTTACACTATCAGTTCCATCAGTAAATAAAACTTCTCCTGATGTTGAAATAAGTGCTGGTTTAATTGAGTATCCTGATAAAAAATCTGCCATTATGGTATAAGTATAAATTCAACAGTTGATAAATCGTTTGGCTTATAGTCTATTTTGTTAACTCTAAATTCTCGGTTTTTAATAAATACAGTATCATACATATCAAAAGTTGATATATCTGCAGCTGATAAGTCCACTTTTATAGACATTGTTCTAGTATCTGGATTATATAACTCTCCAAGATATGGTAACCAATATTTGTTAAATAAATTTAAAACAGGCGATAAACCCATTCCTGACACTAAATTATGCTCTCCAAAATTAAAATCTCTTGTGTCACCTGATTGAGGAGGATTATTTACAACTGTCGGTATGCTTGATAAGTGACTAAATTGTAAGTATTGCGTTAAGTCAGCCGCACTAACTCCATTTTGAGCTGGTACTTTATAAGAAAATGGCAAGTCAACTCTTCCATTTAGATATAATATTCTAGGGCTGTTATCAAAAGATGATGAAACACCACTAGTTGAATCATAAGAATATATATTTGGAATTACAAAATCAGGAAATTGTGACATTAATGGCTTACAAAAAGTCGCAGCAAATGGCTCTGCAATTATTTCTTCTTCTCCATCTAATATGGTAAAGCCAGACGCATCATAAACTTTACTTCCAAATAAAGCACCACCATTGTCTCGCTTGTAAACATTAAAAGCATAATCATCATCATCTTCTACAAATTTAAACGTAGTTGTTTTATTCAAATCTGTTAATGGTGTTAGCTTCATTTCTTCAACGCTAATTTTATCAGTCCAATCACGTGCTATACCTCTAGAGGCTAAACTAGTACCACTTGTATTTTGTATAAATACGTCTTTATATGGTTCTATCAAAATATTAGAAGGATCAGATTTATCAGGTATTGTTATTAAATTAAACATTGTAAATATACCTTTTAAAAACTCCCATTGACCAAGCTCACCTCTTAATGTTTGTAATAGAGTAGCACTAACAGTATTATTAGCTGATGTATTTATAGTTATATTATTACCAGTATAAATCGAAGCACCACCTGAAACAAGCGCACCTTGTATTCCCATGTCTTGACCACTTATCTTTTTTGCTTTAAATTGTAAAGTATCGCCTGTATTCATTATTACAGTAAAAGAACCTGAGTAAACATAATTATTACTTTGTGGAATGGTTGATGTTCCACTTGTTGAAAAAGTTCCACTTTCATAATTAGTAACAATACCACCAGAAGTTGTATGTACAAATGTAGCTGTAAAAGTTGAAACAAATGTAGCATTTACTACAAAAAAATTCATGTCGTAAGTAACATCATATAATTGATTGTCTGTAACAGCCGTAAATGTACCACCACTATATCCAAAAGTAGTATTTAATGTAGTCTGAGGACTACTAAACTGAAAGTCAACTAATTCATTAAAATCAACAACTTGATAACTAGTCGTTAAAGGAAAATACGAAATATTAGGCGTTACAGTTGTAAGCGTGGTATCAATAATACCAAGCCCTCCTGAATTTGAAAATACTGCTGGTGTTGTAGCATCTCCCCAATTAAAGTCCATGTATAGTCTTGCAAAATCTGACGTATTAAGGAAAGTACTTGTATAACTAAAAGGAAAAGCAGTTTGATTAAATATTCTATCTATTAAATATTTTACATTTATAAATGGTCTAAATGACCCCTCTAAATTTACTAATTCAGGATTACCATTACTTTGTACTATATATTGATGCTCCCAATCACAAAAAGGGTACCTCACAGTTCCAGAATCTCTAAATCCTGATGTTCCTGCATTAGTATAAGATAAAGCACCTGTAAAGGTTTCTACAATAGAGTTTCTAGTATATGGGTGGTCTAATTCTGAAAGGTCTAAATCAGAAAATTTTCTATCTTTTAAAATGTCTGCTAATGCTACTGCTTCTGAATAAAGATTAACGCTAAAGCTTACTTCTCCTTGTTTATCTTGAATATCAATCAACCTTAAATATCCTTCAAATAAAACTATACCATCTTCTTTTAATCTACATTGTGTCTTTATATAAGGATTGAAAGAGTTATTGCCTTGTGCTGATCTTGTTATTTCAAAGACATGATCAAATATTCTACTATTTCTTTTTGTTGCTGGTAAACTAAATGCTTTAGAATATGATTGTACTTTTTCAGCTACATTTTTAAAGTCATCAACTGATAAACTTAATGGAATGTCTTCGTCTTCATAAAGGTCACAAATAACAGAACCATCACCTAGTATTCCACTAAGTTGCCCACCATGAGAATAAATAACTGAAACGTTTTGAATTCCTAAAACAATGTTATTATCCAACTCAGCAGCTATAACTAAAACATCAGTCGTACTTTCAGCGACAAATTGTCTAGTATAAACTTGTCCAGCAGTTGATGAGTTTATTGGTGATATTGGCGAGTAAGCACCAGCAGCAAAAGGAGTTGATGTTAAAGGTGTTCCAGTCATAGCAGTAACACTATTGACAGGGGTGTTATTTCCAAATGTACATCCAAAATATAATTTATTATTAGCAGGAACTCCACCTACTGCTGCAACTGTTCCGATTGTTACTGTTATTGTATATTCTGTTCCAACTGTAAGACCTGATAATCTTTGAGCAATACCTGAAACGCAAGGATTATTATCACCTACTCCAGCACCTTTTAAAAAAACTTGATCTGTTGTTGCTCCAGAATTTAATACTGGATAATTAGTTGTAGTTCCAGTTAATGCTGGGTTTCTAAAAACCATCCAAGACCCTTGGAGTATTGAATAACCTATATTAAGTATATTAAGAGCTACCATAGCATCTTGAATAGTTGGTAACGCACCGCCTGCTAATGATGAATTGACTGTAACTGCATAAAAAGATGGTGTTCCACTAAAAACTCCACTATTAAATTCTTCACCATCAACAACGTACTCAGGACTAGCAGGGTAATATTGTGCTAAAAATCCTTGATAATTTTGCGGTAATACTTCTAATTGTACACTCATTATATTGATTGTGTTCTTAAGGTTCTACTTTTCTCTACTTCAAAAGTATATTGTATTAACTTATCATTAGCAATTGTCTTTGTAGTAAAGCTAGATGTTTTTAGTGTTACAGGTGTTGCATACCTATTTAAAGTATCTGTATTATATGTTCTTTCTTGATAACCTTTTAAAATATAAACTTCAGGGCTGTTTGTAAGTTCTTCAAACATAACATTAAATTCTTCAGTCACAAAATCTGTATTCATAGTAATTGATTCGGTAGCGTTTTTCCTAAATGTTTTCTTTCCACCTTTATAGCCATTTGTATTATAATTAGGAGAACTCCAATTCCCTTTAAGCTGATTATATGTAGTTGCTTTAGTAGATATTTTTCTAGTAGATTTTTGTGTAAATGTATAATAATCCCAAGCACCCCATTGGTTTAACCAACAGAGTCTAATACTTTCATAACCTTTTGTGTTAGGGCAGTTTAGTTGTATAGTGTAAGTTTTAGTACTTTGACTGCCAATATAAGGAAGAAAATAGACCTCAATTTTACCGCCATCCATCAGTCCAGCATCATATTTTGTTTTAAAGGTACTATTCCAATTTCTAAGATTAGCAGGAAAACAACCAATAAATTGTTGTTGATTTTTAGAAAAAGGAATGCCTAAATTAGAACCCCAAAAACTAGAACCTGTTGAGGCTGCCCTAGTAATTAAATCAAACCCTTGCGAACCCCCACTACTATCTGTATAATCTAATCTTATTTCTTTAGCAGCTTGACTTACTGTAAAATTTCTAACTAAAAAAGATAATGTTCCATAGTCATCAGGATTTGCATACTGAATAGAAGGTGCATTAGTTAAAAACCTCTGGGTCGCATCACTTGCTGTGATAAAAAATTTGTTCATATTATAACCAAACCAATTATCAGGTGCTGATGTTGTTCTGTTTTCTAATTCATCTGTATATTTTAAATATCCATTCATAATTAAAAACGCATTTGAATTTATTTCTGAACCTGCAATATCTTCTAATAAACCTGATGAGTTAAATCCTTCAGTCTTGAACTTACAAGCCAAAAATCTAGCACTATTTTTACTAAAAGAAAACTTATCTATTAAGTGTATAGGGTGGTTTAAAAGGTCTGTTGTCGTGTCCCCTTTAAAAGTACTACCATTTGCAGCTAAGTTATCAGCACTAACATAATCTTCAACAATACTATTTAAATCAATCATTCCTACTCCAGAATTATTAGGTGTTACTTTAAATGTAGCTATTTTATCAGTACTAGAAGCTAAATTAATTGGTTCTTCACCTATATGCACATCAATAACATATTTAACTCTTGTATGACTTACCAAAGCTGGATTATTTGAAAGTGTGAATATTATTTCTTGACCTGCTACTATTGTACTATATAATGGTTGCTGTTCTATTGTTGTTACTGCCATTTTGTTTTATTTTGTAAATGTGGTTATATACGTTGAAACATCTTCTTTAAATGCCTTTAAAAGAGTTCCTTGCAATTCTTTATAATTAATTCCTAAAGGTCTTGAAAAGAAACTAATACTTTTTATTCCTTCCCTTTTTATTTTTTTACTTATCAAATAAGCAAATCCTGATAAAAACTGTCCTGTCTTTTTGTCTCTACCTCTACCCAGTCCTTTTGGTTTTATGCCTTTCTTTTTTATCCACTTAGAAAGTATATCAATAGGCGGTCCTTTAGTTGTGTACTTGTAAGGGCTTGATTTTATTTTAGTGCCATCAGAATAAGATATTGGATTTTTATTTCCTGAAACTCCTTTATCTACAAAAGTACCATAATCTGCCATGTAAAATTTTACACTATAACCATTAGGATCAGTTGTGACTTTAGCCCTTATCGACTTACCCAAAGACGTACTACCTTTTTTACTTTGCAAAAGTTTTTTAGAATCGCTTACAACTTGTTGTGCGAAACTATTAAGATACCTTTCTAAGTTTTCAGTTTTCATTTACAGAACAGCTACAAATATTTCTACATTTGCATCATCAGTACCTCTTGGCTTTACTTGTATGCTTGTTATATCTTCTAATGTAGGAAAGTTAGGAGATGTATCTGCTTCAGCTATTGCTGCCGTGTCTGCTTGGCATAACATATGAGATGCACCAGCCGTTAATACAACTTGATAATTAGTGTTTTCAGTTACAATTGCCAAATCCAAAACTGCTGTTGAACTTGTATTTGTTACTCTGATATACTTAGTATTCTCTAAGTCTATTGCACCAGCACTTCCATACACATTACTATTAAAGGTTGCTATTGTGGTTACATTTGAATGAGGACAAGTTACAACTCTTTCAAAAGTGCTTGTAACATCTGCTACTGTTACTGTGTTTGATGATCCTCTTAATGCACCATTTATGGTTACACTCTCGGATATTGTTACTACTAAATCTGCCATAATTTTATTTTTTATCTATTTGTTTTAATTTATTAATTGCCCAATTGATTCCACTAGAACCACCCCACCCTAGCCACGCTACATAACCTTTGTCTTTCCAAGGCGTTGATTTATACTCAGGGTTTATCTCTGCATTTTTTTTGTGTCTTTTAAAAGAAGCCATGCGTGAAATCGTGTCTCTCGAAATCGGACGTTTTGAGCAGAGCTGGTTCGCTCTTGTAATTCCTACCCTCGTCATACCTTGCACCTCATCTCTACCATGCTCATCTATCCAGCGTAAAACTTTACATGCGTTATTACTAGCTGCTTCAGGATAGTCATTATAAGATTCTAACTTAATGCTTACTGATTCTAATTTTTCTAATAAGTCTTGATAGTTCATAATCTTATTTTTATTGTTGGTGGTATTATCTTTATTTCTACTTTACCTATCTTTATCGTATTTAATCGTTTTAAGTATTCAATCATTAGTATCCTGCTCCTTTAGCGTTAACAGGTATCTGACAAGTACTAAAGTCATTCATTACTTTAATACCTATTGTAAAAGTCCAACCACATAACAAATTGTCAAACCTCTCTTGGAATGGTTCAATAGTAAACTGATCTTGCGTAAAATATAATGGAAAGTTTATATCATCAACCCCTTCTAATGATTGTCTTGAACTATGTCTTAACATTCCAATAAAGTCAGTACATATCTCTAATGTTTGATTCCATACTTGCTGCTCATTATTCTTTGCGTCAATTAGTTTTGTAAGCAACTCGTTTTGTTTTACTTGCCAGTCGTCTTTCTCACTTACTAAGTCACAAATAAACAATTGAAAGTTGTATATCAACTCAGAATCTCCTGTTGTTACATTAGTAGGGTTTATATGTAATAATGGCAACTTCTCCATCTTCTCTAAATTGATGTCAAATATATCACCAACAGAAACAGTAGATATTTGATAGTGATACTCACCTAATCTACATAAAGTGTTTATTACGTTATTATATGTCTTATTGTTTACTGGCATGTTTTACTCTGTTTTGTAATTCTAAATCTGTTTCATAACTTAACCATGTTAATGCTTCTAAAAGATTAAGCTTTGTTATTGCATCTAATTTTGATATGTCTGCATTTGTTAACCTATACATTACTCCAAACCAACTCCATTTTTCTGCGAAGGATTCTGAGGCAATTGCTTCTTCATTTCCTTCAGACGTTCCATTAAATATAATGGCAAAGTCTTCAACAATTCGTTTCCTAAATTGTAAAAAAAAACCAGTGCACTTTGCACTTGCTCTGCTGACATCTTCTTCATTTCCTCCGCCCTTATACTTATATTGCCGTCATACGCTTCAATAATATAAATATTATTCTTTTCTTCTACAATTGGTCTATACAGGATAGCCATTAATTCTGGTAAATTATTATCAATGTCATTCTTAACAAATGTTTCTATGTCTGCAAACTCACCTAGCGTAATATCATCTAAGTTCGGATGAAAGCCATATCTCTTACCCTCTATTTCAATTATCCTTTTTAAAGAACTATCTTGCTTCTCTTGAAGCTCTGCAATCTTTCCCATTAATACCGCAACATCTTTTAATTCCAATTGACTAAGCAAATTCTTTGGAATGTCAGACAATGCTGCTATTGTATCTTTCGCCTCTTCACTCTTTGTACCCTTTTGATAATCAATTAGCTTTAACCACTTCTCTAATGTTACTTCTTTCCAGCTACTAATTAATTTAAATTCCTTCTTCTCGCCCTTCTTCTTAATTTTAACCTTCATATATTATATAATAGAAATTGTTGTTATTTAGTTTAATAGTGTATATTTGCCGTTAGTTTGTATTCATTTTTACTTTTGAAGGGGAGTAGAACATTCTATTTTTTAAATTATTATATCTTCTTTCTGACTACTCCCCTTTTTTACTGCACAAAATATTTACCTGCATTAGGATTGTCTAAATGATATGTAATTGCATATCTCACTCCATCAATAGCATGATTCCAATTATCAATGTATAACTTTGACCCCTTGTCTTGATATGCGTAATTGTTTAGCTCTTTAGCTATATTGGTTGATTCAGGTGTTATGACTAAGTGATAATCTTGCATTCTTGTTATACCACTTTCAATAGTTCCCTTTTTAACAGGCTTTATGTTTACTCCCAAATGCTTTAAGTCTGCTATTAGTCTAGGCTCGGCACTATCCGCTATAATTAACTTTTGCTCTACCTTTTCTAATATTAGCTGTGCTAAGTCATGTGACTTTAATCCGTTCTTGTATATGTGTTCTTTTAAATATATCTTTTGTTTCTTTTTATCAATAGCTACTTCTGTTAAACTATCAGGATCAACACTAAATCCAAAGTCCATACCGCATGACGTTTGTAATCCATCAGGATTAAATTCGCCTATACTCCAATTATCAAACACAACACCTTCTGCTCGTTCTAACCAACCACCCATGATTTTATGCTGATACTTTTTAAAGTTGTTATGCTTTATGGTCTCTATACGTTCTAGGAAGCTCTTAGAGAGGTTTTCTTTGTTGTCTAGGTATGTACTATGGATATAGCATACATTGTCTCTAACGCCATTAAAACCAGCTTCAACTCCTTTGTCTTCAAAGAATCTTTTGTATATCCAATGCTCTTTAGTAACAGGATTTAATATAAGTATAATTCTGTTCTGTATTTCCTTCTCTCTAATACTTAAATCAATTGTGTCAAATATATCTTCGTCAATTAATTCTTCTGCCTCATCAAGAACCCAGTTGGATACGCCTGTCAATGATTTTAAACTTGCTGTTTGATTTCCTGCTGACGTTTTGATCCCTCTAAATAAAATATCAGACTTGTTCTTTAAATTGACAACCTCAGCTTTATTTACGCTAAATATACTCTCATATCCTAATAGTGTTATCTTTTCTAAGAACTCAGGTATGATTGATAGGTGTGCTGATACCATTGTGTACCTTGTAAACAATACTCTAATGTTTCTTGACATTGTAAGTAATGTTAGAAAGACTGTAACAGCAAAAGACTTACCAGAACCCCTACCACCTGTTATTATGTAATAACGACAGTTAGACGTAAATAATGGATTGTATTTCTCGCTAAGATTCAGTTTTCACAAAGTTTATTAAAGGCATATTCAGACTTTCTTCGTTTGTAGTTACATCTACCCTTTGCTGAGGTTTGCCATAAAAGTATTCAAAGAATAACTTAACTGCCCATTGTTCTTTTTTCTCTAATCCTTTTTTTAGTGATTCTAATGCCATAGCGTTCATGGGTGTTAGATTCTCTATTAGCTTTTGTTCTTCTGCTTTTGCCTTTCTACCTGCTCCTTCTCTTTTGCCTCCGTGTGTACTCATTTTGAAATAATTTGATTAATCAAGTTTCATTATATAATAGAAATCACTTGAATTCGTTTGGTAGCATTAATCTTATACCTAATTCTGTTAAAGCCCATATACGTATTTGGTCTGCATATACTTCGAACTCTTTTGTGTTCATTCTAGCTGTACTGTTTACTGTTTGTAGACCTATCTGTTTATCGTTTATCTCTATGCTTTGCCATTCACTTGAAAACTTAATCTTTAGTGTGTCGTGCATTTCGTCTGGGAAATAGCCTAGCTCTGCTGCTAATGGCTGTACTATACAAGCCCAGTAATAATTGTTTTGCATATTGCTTCTATTGTTTCTTTGTTTCTTAACCTTTACTATGTAATCACTACCAAGTTCTTTTAAGTAATTAAATAGAGTCTGTTTATCTTGTGTGTTATTTATTACAAAGTTCAAAATAGTTCAGTTTGATTAACATTCTCTTTTTTTACTATTCCTAACATAGTTTCAAATATTGATTTACCTACTTCATAATCAACAAGGTTTCTAGCAATTTTTTGAATTGATTGATTCCCTTTATATTTTTTAAAATTGTAATCGTGAAATTCACACCATTGTACTACTTCATTTTTACTTTCCATTATGCCACCCTTTCTTTCATCTAAATCATAAGGTAAAATAAAATTAGTCCAATACAAATGTCTACCTCTTTTATGCGCTTTAATTAATGGTTCATAGTATGGGATTACGTTTTCTACTACATATTTTGCTTTAACCCATTTTTGTAAAAATAATATTTCTTCGTAAAGCTTCATGTCTGGATAAGCTGGTCTTGTTGTTTCTCTTCTTGCAAATCTAGCTCTTGAATGTGTGGGGCAAGGTGGAGAACTCCATATAAAGTCATAATCTTTATAATTGTCTAACAAGTATTGGTGTGCATCAGCTATTACAACTTTATCATTAGGAAATCTTTCTTGATATAATCTTGCACACTCAGGATCAAGTTCTACTGCTGTTACTTCAATATCATCTTTTACTTCGTTCCATTTATAACGATTTCCTCCAAGACAAGCGTATAGGTTAAGTATTTTCATTGACGCATGTATTTACCCGCAAGACTGTTCTCTCTTCTTTTCTTTAATTCATTAGATATACCATCACTTATCGCTTTTTTATTTAGATTAAACATTTCTGATAGTTCTGTCAAGCTATTTGTTTCAGGGTTTTTAAAATAATAATCAACAACTTTTTTTTGTAAAGCTTTTAAATACCTAGTTGTCCTATACATTCTTTTTTTCATTTAATCAAATGATTCGTTAACACCTCTTTCTCCTACTAGCTTTTCTTTAGCCCCTTCCCAGAGTTTATCATGTCTTTTCTTCTTACTTAATGATGCTTCTGTTCTTTTAAGACTAGGCATACCTTCAACAGGTCTAGAATCCATATACTTTTTACAGCTACACATAACATCTGCAACCCACTTTTTATCTCTATACACTATCTTAGCTTTTGAGACTTCTTTGGTTTCTTTTTTACATTCGCAAGTGTATAATGTCATTTTGCTAATCCTCCAGTTAGTGTTTTACTTTCTTCATGTATCTTTTCTAATTCAAAGTGTAATACGTTTATTGCCTTTTGTATATCTTGCTCAGGAGAGTTGCCTTCCTTGTTTCCTGCTCGTAATATATACTGAACAGCTTGGGCTTTCCATGCACTTAAATCAAAGTCATCAACTATATCTTTAGCTGAATATCCATATAAGTTTCCTGTATAATAGTGTGGCTGTGGGTTTTTTTTATAATCTTTAGTCATTTTTATATTTTTTATATAGTTTTTTTATTCCATCAAAGCAAGTGCTAATACATGATCCGCAATTAGTACCTGTTGAATAATTTGTTCCATGTATTGTGTTGTATGTTTCTATCATTCTTGCTTTTGCTTGTTGGTCTTTTGCTCTTCCTGTTTTTAAGTCTTTCCACATATCTAATATTTCATCTATTATTTCTTGCGGTAAGTCTTCAGGCGTTTCCATTAGGATTGTTTTTTCCCATTTTTTTGGTTTGTCTGCACACTCCATAGGGGCGAGACGTGCCTTGACTTTCATAAAGCATTTACATATAGAGCAGTTTCCTAATAAGCTAAGATATTTATCACAAGCTCTGCATATTGCTATTCTATCTTCATAAACATTATTAGGAACAAAAAACTTATTCACTTTTGACTGCGTAATATGGTTCTCTCCAATCTGGGTGTTTAAAACCAAATTGCATAAAAAATAGGTCGTGTGTTTTTGGGTTATACATCTTCATTTAATTCTTTTTTTAAAATTGTTCTTACTTTGTCTATTGTTGTAAATATACTATTTCTGCTTATACCAGTCTTTGCGGCAAGTGAATCGAGAGTCTCTCCGCTATAATAAAGTTTAAATAATTCACGATCATACCAAGATTCTAATTTGTCAAGCTCTACGTCAATTAATTCTAATTTATATAAAGACTTATTATGACTGACATCTTCTTCCTTATTAGGTAAATTATAAAGATGCTTGTTTGGTATAACTTCTCCAGTTTCAATCACGTCATAAGTTATTGTACTTGTAAACTCATCTATGTGCGTATAGTATTTATCAAACTTATAATAAAAATTGCTACGCTTACTTGTCAAAGACCTTCGTAGTGCAACCGCACCATATCTTATCAATCCTTCTAAACCATCTTTTTCATATATATTTGTAAGGGTTTCAGGATTCATTTGTAAAAAATAAAGCATAAGTTCTTGTACTGCTTCATTAACTTTGTTTTCATCAGTTGTAATACCATAAGCCATAGTCCTAAACTTATCTGTTAGCTTTGATATTTTAACGTAAATATCAGTCATTGTCTGGCTCTAAAGCATCTAATCTTGTTACAGTTTCAGTAAGCATTTGTTCTAATACAACCTTGTATGCTCTAATAACTGCTGAGTTTGTTTTTGTTTCTATTCCTGCATAGAATCCACTTGTTGCAACTGATATGTTTATCGGTAAAATTACTATCCAGTCGTAAAAATTATTTTCTCTTACTCCTTCACCATATCCGTTAGAATATTCTACTATTAAATCAATGACCTCTAAATAATTCTTGTATCTTGTTTGGGATGCTACCTCTTCTGTAAACTGTTTGCACATTGTAATATAAGACTCAACTATTAATCTATGTTCTTCGCTTGAATAAATTGCTGTGTGCATACGGCTAAATTAAAATAAAAGTTTATTCAATTCCCTTTTCTTTTTTTAAGTTTTTAACAGCTTCTTTGTAATAACTTATCTTTTCTTCGTAATCAACTCTAGACATTTTACATATTTGTCTTGATTTTATTTGTAATTCTTCTGCTGTACCTTCACCATATTTGTGATCTAATGCAATACTGAATTTATACTGTTCACCTTGACCAAATAAATTATCTGCGGCACTCTGTGGAGCTACATTAATTTCGCACCATCTAGTTGACATGTGACGTCTTGACATAAAATGACCTGCATGAATTTTTTTATAATGGTAAAGTCTTCCAGAGGTTATACATTGAACCATACCTTCATTAGTGGCGTCTCTTAGCCTAATAAAAAGACTAAACCATTTATCCAGTTCTTTTTTTAATTTACTTATTGACTTGGTAGCCATTTTCTTTTAAATATTCATTTTGTATTTCACCTTTCCTAAGCCTGTACTTTTCTCCCCTATATGTAGGAAATTCTTCTTGCAACTTTGCTCTAGCACGTCTAATGCTAGTGGCTGCTGTTAATTGTCCTGCTGCATATAATCTTAAAAAATCTCTGTAACTTGAATTTTTAACAATTATCATTTTTTTAATTTCTTCATTCCAAATGTTGCAGCATAGTTTGTTATCGTCATCTCTTAAATGAGGATATTTGTCTAACCAAAATTTTACTTTTTCTTTTGTTTTCATTCTCTTAAGTTTCTAATTAAAAACATTACAACAGCAGTTATTAATACCCATCCAATCATGATAAAAGTTTTACTGGTTCTTGATAATATGGTACTGTCTTAGGGGCTTTCCCTAATGTTTTTACTTCATAATATGCGTTGTCACACATGCTTTTCATTTCGTATGTCCACTTATAAAACGTACGTATGTTTAAAAAGGGTTCATCCTTGCCGAATCTAACACCATGATGGAAAGCATCTTCCACTTGGTTAAATGTCATATTTCCAAATCTTTTTTCTTGAATTAAATCCTGAGCAAATATTTTACTAAGACTAGCCATAGTTTGCGGATCAGTTTTGTGTCCTATTTCAACTGAGGTCTTAGCAACTAGGTCTAATACCTTTTCGGTTAATTCTTTTAAATTTTCTTTCTTTAGTGGTTTCATATTAATTTCTTTGCTTCTTGCCAAGCATTTATTTGGGAATCTAGCTTAGACATTGTATTTGTTTTATTTTTTCCCCAATTTTTTTGATTTTTTTCCCAGCGCAATAATCTTAATTTTATTTCAAATGTGCTTTGCTTTTGGTATCTCATTTTCTTTTTACCTTCTGTCCAATAGTTTATAAAGTCCTCTAACATTTCTTTAGGATAATCAAAAGTCATAACCTCAGCAATAAATTTTTCCTTAGTTATATTTATATTACTTGTATTATTAATACTTGTATTATTACCTTTCATCTTTTTCAGTATAGGGGTATCAATCTTTTTCGTGATACCTATACATCTTTTTATTATCTGCTTATTAGAATTTCTTTCTATTAATACTGTTATAAAATTTAATTTTTTTAAATCAGTAATCCAACTGCTTATAGTGTTTTTACTAACGCCATACAATTCAGCAAAGTAATTGTTTGTTGCATAGCAATACCCTAGTTTTCCACTTAATGCTGTAATCTCTCCATATAATAATTTAGCATTAGGCTTTAAGTTTGAGTATCTTACTTCAGCAGGAATGATAGCGTAATAATTAGGTTTTTCCATTATATTATTTCTAAGTTGTAATTGCAATCTGTCAATGCAAACTTACACTTTTCTAATTGATCGTAAAATTCTCTATATGATACCTTAACATCAGCTTGAACATCACCAGAGGTAATTCTAATAATTGTTTGGTGCTTATCGCTATTAGTTATACCATTCTCTTTTAGATATTGCTTTAAATGACCTAAATCTGCAAATGTTTTCTTAGCACCTTTAATATTTGAATAAGCGTTATAGACCTTATTAAATATTTCTCGGTATTTAGGGAATGATCTATAATTAGATTCGTGGCATTTTTCATAATGATAAACAGACACCCTGTCTCTTTTAATCTCTTTTGCTATTACAGTAGGGTGTATATCATCTACCATTCTAGCTATAACACTAGCAACGCTTCTTGGGATTTGATACTTCTGCTCTCTGCTCTTATAAGAAAGTGAGCCTTTACGCAACCCCACTAGACTTGTAGTAAGGTTGCATAAATTTTTAAAGTTTTCTTTTTCAATCATTTTAAAATGGCATTATATCATCATCAGTAGTAACAAAACCCTCATTACTTTCTGAATTTTTATTGTTCCAACGCCAAGAATTTATATTTGTAAAATATCTGCCATTGAATTCATTACTCTTAATATTAACAGAAACCTCAACAGTATCGCCAACATTAAACCCATTAAGCTTTTTTAATTCTTCGTCACCAAAAGCTGTAATACATACATCAGTTTCATATTTGTCAAACTGCTTCAAAATTACTTCTTTCTTTTTCCATTCTTTTCCTGCATTTGATATACCTGTTACAAGTGGTAAAATTTTAATGATTTTTCCTTTAATTTCCATGTTTTAATTATTTATTATTTAGTTAGTAAAAAAGAAAGTGAAAAGGAGTTGGTAAAATACAAAGTATAACAGCTAATTATTAAATGTTTAATACCTAACCTTTTCACAATCTATATTATTTTCGCTTAAATTCTTCTGATTCATCTTCTCCAAAAACACCAAGCTCATAAAACCCAGTAAGCTTTAAGACAACACGACTCATTGCTCTTTTCTCCGCCATCTCTAATACGTACCAGCTATTGCAATTACCATCTTTAAAACTTCCTTTTAAAGCAGAGCCAAATGTTTCAATAGTTAATTCGTCTTTAACTCCTGTCGCTTTAACTGCTGCAAAATCAGATTCACAATTAATACACTCATAAGTAATTCTAATATTTTCAAGAGCCTGTATTTTCTCTATTCCTGATCTAGTTATAATTAAGTAGTGCTGATGCTTAAAAACATCTTCTTTAGTTAAATTATATTTAATGTACTTTTCTTTTAAAATATCTGTTTTCATTTTATCTTAAATTTATTATTAATGCTTTGTTTTTATACTGCTCTGCATATTCTTTTAATTTATCTTTATCTTCAAAATCATAAACTTCGTCAAGATTAAGTCCTGATATATCGCAATAATCATCTAAAGCTTTATCTATTTGCTTTCTTGTACCAAATATTCTAATGGATTGACTATATTCTTTAATGTCATTATCATGACACTTTAAATGACTATCTCTTCTTCTTGATGTTGTATATAAACCGCTAGGGTAAAAATAACACGTATCGCATTCTAGTTTCATAATTAGTAGTTAAATTGTAAGAATAAATAAATAGAAGCGTAACCTAATGCAATAAGTGATGCAATTATTAAACAAAATTTAAAGTGACTTATTTCGTTGTCATAATTATGTATAATATACTCTTCCCTCCAGTTAATAAATTGACCTCTATTATCTTTCATGTAAAAAAAGTCTGCTGCTTCTTTAGGTGTTAAAGTAAATGTAATACCTGTTTGTTTGTTTGTTAGTTTCATTTTTCTTTTTTCTATTGATTAATATGGTACAAAAGTAAAAAGAAATATTGATTATTAACACAATTACTTACAAAGTTATTAACAATTTAAGTGTTAAGAAGGGTTTTACTAGATAAGATTTTTATAAACTTAATAGTAAAATAAGTAAGATAAGTAAGGAGTAAAGTGTGTAAACCTGCCAGTTTAGTTCTTCTTTCATTATAATGGCATTAATAAATTTAAGGGGGTTTCACCATTTTTTAGTATTACAGCACAACCAACTGCTGGTCTTTTTCCGTATTTAGCATATGCCATAGCGTATGACTTATGATTAATTCCACAGCCGACCTGAGTTCCAAAGACTCTAAACTTCTTTCCAACGTAGTGTTCTGTATAGCATTGGGTGTGTAGATGCCCTTGTACCGTATTCATCATATCAGCACGACATTTAGTTCTAGCAGTACCGCCTTCACCGTGTATATATTGAACACCGTCTTGCTCAAATCTTTCTACAAAATCCCAGTTAGGAGTTCCTAGAACCTCTTTATAAGACTTAATCCATTTAGAAGGTATTGCTGATGTTTGTGCTTTACGCATTATTATTCGGTCGTGGTTGCCAATTATAACTTTAGTGCCAATATCGTCAAAAGCATCATACCATTTAGATATTTTGCTTATAGCTAAATCTAGCTCCTCTAAGCCACCCATTCCGTCTGCTGAGGTCTCATGGTAGCTACTGTAATGATTGTCGATTATATCGCCTATAAAGACTGTCTGTGTGCAATTAAATGCTTCGTATTGTTCTAAGCACCAATCTAAATAACCGTCTAGGCAAAACGGTTCGTGAAGGTCACCGATAACTAGAATATTTCTAGTCTCGGTTTCCCTCATTTTTTCTAATGCCACAATTTCATGCGGTTTTAGTCTGTATCTATTATCTTTTAGCGACATCTGCAATTCCTTGTCCAAGTACAAGAGTTAAAGCAGCATAGAATATTTCTTGTGCAGTCTCAGGAGAAACTCCTAGAAATGTTACAATACCAGGAATGACAATTGATCCTACTGCATACCAAAACTTTTTCGATTTTAAAATCGTTGTGATTAACCACGTTTTCATAATTATTTATTTTTGATTATTAAATTTATATTTGTGCCTCCCAAATTTATAATTTCTTTCATAAGTAAATCCATAGCTAAAGTTGAATTATGAACAATATTTTGTTGACTACCTTGTCCAACGAGGATACATCCTCTAGTGTCTTTAGCTGTATTGCCTCTGTGAAATAATATATATGAGCGGTCTTTTACATCTTGAACTAATAAGTGCAAATAGTTTCTTGTAGCACTTTCTCTAGCGTATCTTAATCTTACTTTATATTCTCCTAAAGGGATGCAAGATACACTTCTTTGATTATCTCTATATGGTAACTCTAAAGTATCGCAAAACCTTTCACCATTAACAAATAACTCACCGATAGTAGACTCATCAGTAAAGGTATCACGAATGATTAAAAGGTTTATGTTGTTAGGCTTAGAGATAGTAGGTTTTATAGATTTTGCAGCCTTTAACTTCTTTAACAAATTCTTGACGCATTTTAACCACATTATCTTTGTTTTTGTTATACTTTGGGTTTGTGCTATTTAGCTTAGTCTTCTTCATTTGCACCCTTTAAAACTACAATCACCACACCACTTTAGACAATACGTTTGCCCTGTCAATTTATATATAAGATTGCATATTAGTTTTCTCATTTCTTAAATTTTATGAATTTATAAATAGTGAAACTTATCGCTAATAAAAGCGATAATAGAGTTAGATATTCATTAACCTCTCCTATTAAGGAAACGCCAATTGCTGATCCGTTAGCTAGTCCTACTTGTACTGTGTCTCTTAGGTCTGTCATTGTTTTTTATGTTTGGCTTTTTATCCAAGTAGGATTTTAGCTTAGTTATATTTATTGTTTTTGGTTTATAATACTTCTTCATTATGTTAAGTCAGGAGTTAAAAAGTCTCTTAATGTAAGTTTTGTTCCTTGATTCATTGGTCTTTCAAGGTTTATGCCGTTGTAATATGCGTTTTTATCTGCTTTTACTTCACTACCAGTTGATTGTCCATATTCAGGAAAGAGAGATGTATTATTAGTTAAATAGCTAATCGTTCGTTCTGTATAATATTCAGATGTATTTCTGATTTCTTCACGAAGATGCTGTGCTTCTTCAGTAGAAAGAGCTGTACCAGTTTCTGATGACTTGGAATATATGTTTCCATTTTCTATTTTAAAACGTAAAAATGGCACAGCGTGGTAAAATGCCCAGTTAGGAAGCATATCACCAATGTAATCGTCTAACAAAGTCTTATAAGCAGCATTTGCCACATCACCTATTGTTCCTGCCGTGATTAAGTCTTTTAATTTTTGATTTAACTGAGTGCCAAGTTTTGGTTCGAGATAGAGTTTTTGTGCCTGCCTTACATAAGGGAGTAACAATTCAGTATCTACATTTAAATTAATTGCAGTAGATTCTTTTAATTTTTGTTCTGATATAAATAGTACGTATGCCATAATTAATTGTAATATCCGTTATTTTTCATTTTTCTAGGTGGTATTGCTACAAGCCTGTCGTTCTTTTTAGCTGTAAACCCTTCTGATCTAGCCTTAGTGTAGCCAATTAAATCAGCATCTTCTATTTTAGTAGTCTTAGATTCTCCAATTACTGTCTTAAAGATTCTTCTAGTCCAAAAATGGAAACATTGTGGTCCTCCTTTGTAGAGCCAAATTGAATATGTATTAGCACCATTTATGCCAAAACCAGGATTAACAGGTTTATTACTCATAGCTAAAATATCCTCTTTACGATACATTTTCTTTGCACCCATCATTTGTCTGCAAAAATCTCTTTTAGTTCCTGACTTATTAGTTAAAAAATTATCGTTTTCATATACATATCTAACTCTAAAATAATCACCTGATTTTTTGGATAATCCGTCTTGCTCTGATTTTCTGTCAGGCAAAGCCCTACCTGTACTTGCTAATTCTAATTTTTCACTAGCAGCATCATTTAAAACCGCCTCAAAGTCAAAGTCTTGGTGCTCTCCATCAACAATTTCTTCTTCTACTAATTCCCAATCTTCAGGAATATCCTCTCCAAATTCTTCAATAAACTTAGAAAGTTCAGTAGCCTCCGAATGCCCTTCACAAGCCATATAAGCCGTTCTACCCTCATATTCGTGTTCGTGATACCCACTACACCCTAAAGTCTTTGCGTGAGCCTCAGCCTCTTCTATTGTGCTAAAAACAGGCTTTCCATCAATCATACCGACTTTACTAAAGTCTTCCCTTACTTCAACATTTAATGGTTTAAGCCCCATTTCTTCTCTCAATTCGTCTTCCGTCATGATTCCTTTTAAGTCTTCTGACGTAAATTCTAATGTTATTGGCTTTAACTGTACAAACTCAACAGGTAAATCCATATCGTTTACTGAGAATATAGTTTGTAAAGTGTTTTTAATGTTTAACTGAAACGGAATTATTACTGTGTTAAGATAAAAATTAAAGGCTGAATTAAGTTCATCAACATTTGACCCTAATCCTGTATCGTTTTTAATCCCCATAAGCATAGGGCTTGTTACACGGTGTCCTGTAAGGATATTTTGAACAAGTAGCTCTTGTAGTGCTAAATACTGTTTATCTGCGTCAGAAACGCTTATAGGCGTTATCTCAGGCGTTCTAGTACGGTCTTCTGAGAAACTTAAAATAAATTTGCCACTATTAGAAGCCCCTGTAAATTTTTCAACAAGACTTCTCTCTATTTGCATTCTCTCTTCCTGTGTTGGAATACCATTGGCGAAACTCACAAAGTAAGAGCCACTAAATCCGTTTTCTATATTATTGAGGTGGAACTCTGCAACTTTTTGATCCACTAAAGCCCAGTTGTTTGCAGCAACATAATCTGGCGTATGATATATGTCCATATTAGGACTATAAGAACCTGCATATAATAATTGGCTTGTTGCTGTTCTATCATTTCTATTAAAAGCTGAAATAGGATAAGGCTTGTGTGTTCTTGTGTTTGACCAGTCTGCTGAGATAAAATATGTATCTACTTGCCCCATCTCATTAGGTCTTCCTGCTCTTACTCTTTCAACAGGCACGTGGTAAACCTCAGAGATTTGCGTTCTTTCACGATTAAAAATAATGTGCAAAGCGTAAGCCCCTTGTAGTTTAAAATCAAAAGCAACCTTTTTAATTACTTGATGTAAAGATTCTTTAGAGTTTGCACTTTTTAAAAACTTTTTCAATCTTACGTAAGCGTCTAAATTAGTATCTTCATCAGAAGCGATTAGGTCTTTACCACCAATCATTTCAGCAGTAGCATTTACGATTGCAGCATGAGTTGAAGAATTGTAATAAAGATCAATTAGAAATTGTGGATATAAATTTTTCCAATTTTCAGTTCCGTATTCTATATAATCTTTACCTCTAACTTCTTGCACTATTGGTGCTGTTGCTGTTTCTAGATTTATTGAAATGATATTGTCTTTCATGTTTTTTTATTTTATAAACTTGCTAATCTAGCATTCACATTAGCTGTTAATGTAGCACTTGTAGAACTGTAAAATTGAAATTCTTCTGCTGTTCCTGTATAATCATTTAGACCACCACCTCTATGTCCTATTATGTTAATTTTTACAGTTCCAGTTCCTGTTTCAGTATCTGCCAATGCAGTTCCATTTTTGTGTACAGTTATAAGGTTTGAAGAATCTCTAGTAACAACAATATAGTCATCACCCCAAGTACCACTAGATAAATCAAATTGTTTTGCAACATTGTCGATTTTTATTGTCATTCTTGTTGTACTCTGATATTTTATAAAATCAGCATCTGTACCTGATGAACCAGAATTACCAATTAAAGCACCCAATCCTGTTGGATTAGCTATATAGCCAATAGTAAATTCTCCAGTAAAATCTAATGTTGATCCCATACTAAGAAAATCATCATTTGCACCTGTAAAGGTTAATACGCCACTAGAATAAGCAGGTCGATTACCAACACTTGTTGTTATATTATTACCATTAGTAGAACTATCTGACCAAGCAGTAATATCACCACCACTTTCAGTAACACCAACACCTCTTTGATACCAAGCCTCAAGACTTGATTCGTCAGTAGGTGACCACGCACCACTAGAAGGATACTTTGATGAATTTAAACTTAAAGCTAATTTTAATGCTAACATATTATTCTTTATAACAAATAGCCACTCCGCTAGTTATAGTTAAATCTGTCACATTAAGAAATAACGACGTTCCAGCGCTAAAGGTTGTTTGCAGACCACTTTGTACTGCGCCACCTACTTTTAAAACAGTAACTACTGTTTCAATAGGAAAGTTTACGCAGTAAAAGTCTTTACTAGTAACCGCAGTTGATCCTGATAAAATTTCTGTTCCTGGATTTTTACCTAGTTGTTCTGTTAATAATTGTTGTACGTTTTCTATTGCCATTTTTTTTTATTTTATTGTCCGTAATATATATAATTTGTTTCTTCTATACTTGCTGTTATTGATGCGTCTATTGTTGCACCTCCGCCTGATACTGTTACAGTAGGGTTCTCTGTATAACCATTTCCAGCATTTGTTATTGTTACTGTATTCACAACACCATCTTCAACTGTTGCTGTTGCAGTTGCTTGTGTTATATTGTCTCCAACTATTGTTAAAGTTGGTGCTGATGTATAACCTGCACCTCCATATTTTATTGTTAATGTTTGTACACTATTTGCACTTTGTATGTAAGACACTTCTTCCGTTCCACTTCTTTCATCTATATACATTTTTCCTTTAGTTACAAGTCCTTGTACAACTCCTCTTGTATCAGCAGTTGGTGTTAATACCGCTAACTCTGTTTCAGGTGCTCTACCAGATACTAATGAAGGTGCTGCAACCCAACTTACTTCATACACTTCATATTTCCAATATCCTGCTGGTGAAAGGTTTATTCTTCCTAATAATACATCAGGAGTAGAATTATAATTAAACAGAAAATAAGTATATCTGTCATATATTATTTCAGTCTTTGCATAAGCATAAGCTACATTTCCATTTACATCATTAGTAAACTTAAACAAGTGCTTAATGTTAGAAGAAGTAACAGTAGTATTAATTCTGTTGTCCTCAGTTTGTAAGTAGGTTGTAATGTCAGTTTGTGTAAATCCTTGTATCATATACTATATAATAGAAAAAGACTGATTTTATTTGCCTTATAAAAGAAAAGAGTGACATTTAAGCCACTCCTCTCTAGAAATATTTGAAAACTACTAATTGTGTTTTTTAAAATTAATCATTATCAATTGTAAGTCCTGATATACCTGCGTTAGAAAATGGTGCGTTACCTGCGGCAACATCTTCTAGCATAGCAAATGGTTCAGGCTCTAATCCGTCAAAGGTTAAAGTGTATCCATTTCTGTCTCCAAATGCTGCACCACTATCCATAGTACCTGCGTTTAGTTCCATACCATTTACCATTCCCATACAAAGAATAACGTCATTACCTGTTCCTGTATGAGTTTGATTTAATTGAACAAAAATTCTTAATTTTGTTTGAGCTAAAAGTTTGATTTCGTTTTGATCTTCTTTGGTCAAACGATTAAGTATAATATTTACAGTTGGTGTGTAGAAAACAGTTCCGTTTTCACGACTACCTGTTATAGTATCTGTTATTGAAGCAACGCCAAGTGGCATTGTATATCTATAAATTGTTGATGTTTGAAAGTTAATAGTGTCAATCTCTAAAGGATGCGTACTATCGTATGCCCAATCAGCTCTTGCAAAATCATCATAAACAGAAAAATAAACAAACTTAACACCACCTGATATTCTATTACAATCAAGCCCTCTACCTTTCGTTAATGCTGTACATGCCATATTTTTTTATGTTTTAAAGGTTAAAGGAGCAAGGGTTTTTACACCCCTGCTTCTATTAATTAAGTTATTTACGATTGATGTACTATATCAGCACCTACTCCTAACTGAACTCCCATAGCATATTTACAAACTAAACGAATGTTTGAACTTCCGTCTAATTGGCTCATATCGAGCAAATTAATACGCGTTGTATCTGAAATCAGGTCAGCCCCTACGAATAAATTACTTCTTTCTGCTGCTACCAATTGATTATCTGCCATTCCTGGACAAACAGCGATTTTGTATCCTTCGAATACAGGCTCGTAGTCTCCGTTCATATTGTAAGCATTAACATATCCTAATGTAGATACTGCTGAAATGTAGAAAGCATAAGTCTTAGGTGACATATAAATATGTAAGTCTTCTTTTCTTAATACAGGAGAAATGTTAGCCGCCATATCAGCCGTTAAAGTTTGTAAGTTTGCTATAATGTTAGTGGCTGTATAAGCACCTGAAGCTGTTGAAGATACTACTGTACCATCTACTGCAAAAGCCCCTGTTGTACCTGTTAAGAATCCTTCAAACTCACCATTAGTTGCTCCTGTTCCTGTCCAAATGTTGTTCTCAGCGTGATTAGCTATAATCTCACCAATGTAAGAAATAACGTAATCATCAAAAGATGCTGGAGGTGGTGCACCTGCTCCTGCTCTCATTTCTAAAGCCTCCCAGCTAGATAACAAGTTTTTTGAACATAAATCCATATTAACTTGTAGATCCTTTACTTGTAAAACTTTTTCGGTCAATTCAAGTTTTCCTGCTCCAGTAAAATCGCAAGTTGCGTTTCTTACTACTCCATTTCCTGAACCATCTGCTCCGTGTGACATTTTTTGAATAACTGACTTAAACTTTATGTTCTCCATTAAAGTTAAATAGTCTAAACTTTTCGCTTCTTTTAAAGCTGCTGATATGTAGAATCCAGCCGCCTTCCCAGCAAACGAACTGCCTGTAATTGTTGGTTGTGACATAATTTTTGTTTTTTATTTGTTAATTATTATTTATTTAAATTGTATATAAATCTCTCTTGCTTAGTAAGTTTATTGTATTGTTTTCTTGATAATACAGGTTTATCTGAGCTAAATTTATTTGTGTTGATTGGTGCATCAGCAGGTGATTCTGCTAATTCCGTTTTTAGTTTTTCATTTTCAGATTTTAATTTTTCAATTTCTTCTTCTGCTGAAAATTCTTTTACTTCAGTAGTCTTAGTAGTTACTGTTCTTGGTTTTTCACTAGGCTCTGCAACTTCTTCTGTCATTTCAACATCTTCAGTTTCTCCTTCGCCCATTCTTGCTTTTATATCAGCAATAGCATCTTCTAAGTTATCTACTCTGTCTTTCATTTCTTCGTAAGACTTAGCCCAATCTGCTTTCTCAGCAGGACTTTCATCTTCGTAGTTGTCTTCATCTTCTTTTGCCATTTCTTCTTTTTCTTCTTTATCGTCTCCTGCTTCAACTTCTTCTTCAGTTTCTGATTCCATAACCTCAGCAACTACACCTTCTTCTTCTACTCTAAAAGACACGCCTTCTTCTGTCTTGTAAGTTCCGATTGGTAAAAGGATAGTTGTACCATCTTCTGTTAATACTGAGATGTCCACCCCAGCTTCAAGTTCTTCAGCAGTAGAAACGAAAATAGTACCATCTTCGCTTTTTGCTTGCCAAGCTAATTTGATTTCTTCTTCGGCTTTGTTTAAGCCAAGTGCTACTAGTATTTGTTCTTTTAAGTCCATAGGTTCTTTTTTAATATAATAGAATAGTTATTTATTTATTTGATTTTCTTTTATTATCTCGTTTAAAGCTGATAGTATTTGCTCGTCAGTTGGAGTTTCTTTTTGCATAGATTCAAATTTATTGGTAAAGTATCCTTCTATTGAAAGCCCTTTAAGTTCACCTGCTTTTATCTTTTGCCAAAGTTCTTCGTTTTCTATTTTCATTTTAACGAACCACGTTCCATTAGGTAAATCAAATCCGTATAATTTTGACTTATCGCTATCACCTTCTTTTATCCAAGACTCTACTGTTAGAACGCCTGATACTCTTTCGTTGTGTTCGTGAGTAGCTTTGTGGTGGTTATTATGTTTTAAATATAACTCAGACGCCTTACGCACAGTCTCAGGGCTAAAATAAACATAGTATTCTGAATCTGTATTAGGATCATATCTAAATATCTGCTTGTTAGGTATAAGTGCTGGACTAACTAGCATTCTCTTTTCTTCGTCTACCTTAGCGAAAGTCAAGTTGTTTTTCTCTTTTCCAAAGAAAACAAAGTCTTGCTCTATTGCAGGAGAATTGACTAAAGATATTGCATCAATAGCTAGTTCTTGACTATCATCTGCTATTACTAATTCTACTATTTTAGTTTCTTTCATATCCTATTTAGTAATTTTAACACTAAGCACTTCCCTAATATTTGCTAAAGCAGCTTCATAATCACTTACTTTGTTACTAACATTAACACCTAAATCTTTTGCTGACTTTTCAAATGCAGCAATTCCACTTTTTAACTCTGCTTCTATTTTTTTAGCTTTAGATATTTGAGTGTTTGCTACTTTAGATATTGTAGCATATTCTTTTTCTGCTTTTTTTAATAAGCCAGAAAATTCTTTTACTTCTGCTTTTCGTTCTTTTACCTGATTTTGGTGGGTTTTCACTTCTCCTTTCCAAAAATCAACTTCTTTTTTTGCTTCGTTCATTTTCTCTTGTTCCTCTGCTAAAATATTTGTAGATTCTTTTACTTCATCTTCTGCTTCCCCCATTTTTTCCTCTGAAAATTTTATGTCTCCTCTATAATTCTCAACGTCCATATAAGCCATTTCAATATCATTATTTTCAGGCATAGCGTCATAAACAGCATATGCTTGGTCTTCTAATTTATCTAAAATCGCAATACTTTTAAATTCAAATCTTTGTGCTGAACTCAAATTATATTCTTTTAATTCTTTTGCGTATTCATCATACGACTTCTTTCCTAGTGGTGTTGGTCTCATTTTGTTATATTTTTTAGGATTAGCTTTTTCACAGGCTTCTTTGGTGTCGTATTTACACTCACCAGTTTTGCCCCATTTATATTTTCCATCTTCGCATTTAGTACACGGCATATTATATAATAGATATTTAATTAATATATTTGATTTTTAAATTGTTGCTCTTCGTCTTATATTTGCTAACTGATTCTGACTGTTAGTCATTTCGTCTGTAACTACAAACGCTTTGACTGGTTCTGGTTCTACTCCTCCTGTTAATTCAAAAGCCCCAGACATCATTTGAGGTGCTGGTGTCGCTGCTGCTGCTCCACCACCTCCACCTCCACCACCCCCTCCTGGTATAGGAGTTGCTGCGATAGACGCCACATTAGCCAAACCTGTCGTTATTGCTGTTGCTGCCGCTACAAATCTTGCAGGACCTACAAGCGTAGGATCTTTTAACACTTCGTTTGCTGCTGCATAAGCATTCATAACAGCAGTTGCGATAGCAAACCCTTTATTATCTCCTGCTAATTTACCTAAAGCTCCTGTCAGTCCTGCATAAGCTGATAATTGACTGTTTACACTTGAAGCTACTAAAGCAGCCTTTTGCCCCTCATATTGTTTAGTAATAGCAGTAGTATCCACACCTGATTTTCTAGCCATATCTAATTTTTGCTGATAAGACGTTTCAAGTTCTTCTAGTTCTCTTTCTATCCCTGACAACCCTTCTGCTCTAAGTTCATTCTGCGTTTCTAAAAGTTCTCTTTCTAAAGATACTTGATTAGTCTTTTGCTCAGACAATTGACCAGTAATGGTTTCTTCAAGTTCAAGTTTTGCAACCTTAGCTTCTTGCAAAGCTATGAAATTTGCATCACTTTTGTTCATGTTAAATGCTAATTGAGCTGCTTTTTCTTGCTTGTCTAATTGCTCTCTTTGAAGGTCTTGTTGTTTTTCTAATACTTTGTTTAAATCTTCATTAGCTTTAATTCTTTGTGCATAAGTTTTAGTTTCATCATCTCTTATTTGTCTTTGGATTTCTGCATCTTTTAAGTATTGAGCATTTAATTTAGCAAACATTACCGCAGCTTTTTCCGCCTCTTTATTTGTTTCGGTAATTGCCTTAGCTGTATTAAGTGTTTCTTTAGTATAATCTGTTACAACTTCAACAGCCTCTGTAACTGTATCAACTACTTTGTCAAAAGAATCATCTACTCCTGTTGCAACGTCTACTAATTCTTTACCTGCCATCTTAGCAAAGTCTGCTGCCTCACTAAAGTTTCCTTTGAATAAAGAAGACAAAGCACTTCCTACATACCCAAAGGTATCTAATAGACTGTTAAACCTTTCTATAAGGTTGTCTTGAATCATATTAGAAAAATCTAACAAAGCTTGTTTAGGGTCTTCAAATATAGATTTAAAAAATCCTGTAAACTTGCCTACATTTTCTGATAAGAAATTAAACAAATCATTGAAGGCTATGTTTAAAGCTGTCATAGCAGTATTAAATGTATCTAATACTTTTTGATTTTTACTAAACACCTCCATAAGTTTAGCTATTAACGCAACAATAAGACCGATACCTGCTGCTTTTAATGCAGCACCCATACCTTTAATTACTCCTCCTAATCGCTTAAAACCTCCACCTGCTTTTCCTGTTGCTTTACCTAAGTCTTCTACGTCTTTAGTAACTGCACCAACATTTGATTTTACTTCTAATTCTAAAACTTCTTTATCTGCCATATCTTTTTATTTTAAACTTTCATTTCATAAAGGTTAAGAGTACAACTCCATTCTATTTCCATAAATCTACTTCCTGTGACTTCAATGTGCATATCGTTTGTACCACTAAATGCAACTGCTGCTGTCCACCCTGTTACAGTTCCAAAACTACCTAATGTTGAAACTGATTGATTATCTGCCTTTAAATACGCTATCCCTGT